GATGCAGACGCTACGGGAACAAATCTTGATCCTACTGATGATCGTTATGATCTAGGCGATGATCTGGATATAGATAATACGAATACGGTAGATGAAGACGATGTCGAACTGGCTACTGAAATTACTGATATCCCCGATGCGGAAGGTTACTCAGATAATGTTGAGACGGTAGAAGATTCTTTAGATACTCCAGAAACTACGGTTAATGCGGCGCAGGGCGAGATCACTGAGGATTCTAATGCCCTTATTGACGCCAGTGATATAGAAATTGACATCGATGCGGCTGCTACTGGCGTTAACGAAGATGGTACAGTTAACCAGACAGGTGCTGCCCTAAATCAATACGCTACTCAAAACTTCTCCACAATAATAGATACCTCTACAACGTCTGGGCGGTTGCTTGCGGAAGAACTGGGCGAGGGTAACTATACTGACGCCAAGGCGACAATTGCTGGTCAGATGGAAATCATCAGTCGCCAATTTAAAGACCCTGATACTGGCGAGCCTGTTATCCCGCCGTGGGCGCAATCTACTGCCCGTATGTTGAAGCGTAGTATAGCCTTCGATGGAATGTCAGGCACTGCGGCGACTGCGGCGATGGCAAACGCAATCATGGAAGCGACGATTGGCATATCAAAAGATGAGGCGGCGTTCTTTCAGACGCTGACTACGGAGAATTTAGATAACCGCCAAGAGTCAATCATCAACAAGGCTCAGGCACTGGCTAAATTTGAGGTGGCTAATCTAGGTGCGAGAGAAACTGCGGCAGTAAATAATGCCGATGCCTTTTTGCAAATGGATCTAAAGAATCTAGACCTAGAGCAGGAAGCAGAGATTATTAACACTCAAGAGCGGATAGACGTAATGCTGTCGGATGCCGCTGAAACAAACGTGGCTAGACGCTTCGATGTAGAGCAAGAAAACGACTTCACAAAGTACTATGACAATCTGAACAGTAACATCCAGATACATCGTTCTGAGCAGCTTAATCAGATCAAACGGTTCAATGCTGGTGAATTAAATGATGGCGCTGAGTTTGAGGCCGATATGGAAGACAGTCGGCAGAAATACTACGCAGACATGCAATACCAGATTGACTCAGATAATGCTCAATGGCGGCAGTCCGTAGCCGAGACAAATACGGAATTGGAGTTTGAAGCGGCTACTGAGGATGTGCGTAATGGGTTGGATTTAAGCCAAGAGGCGATGAATCAAATGTGGGATCGTGTAGATAGTCTGCTGGATCACACGGTAAATAATTACAATTCCGAAGCTGATCGGGATGCTAATATCCTAATGGCAGGAATTAGGGCGCAAGCCACTTCCGAAGCGGGTGGTGGCATGAGTGAAACTATGACGGCCCTTATCGGTCTGGCCGGTACAGCATTAACCGCTTCTATTTATAAGGATGGGGTAGGCAGCACCGCAAGCGGCATAATGGATGGAGTAAATTCTGTTCTAGGGGCAGTAGGAATTGGTGATGGTGATGGAATAGATTTTATTGGTGGCTTTGAGGATCTTGTTGGTGGTGATGGTGATGGAATAGATTTTATTGGTGGCGCAGAAGATCTTATCGGTGGGGTAGTGGATATCTTTACCGGCGGCGGCGATACAAGTGGTGTGTCAGATGAAGCAATAGGCCTTCTGTCTCTTTCAAACCCAGTGACCGCAACAATTGCTGCAGTAGCCGCCTTAGAGGCTTTAGACGCTAATCCATTTGGGAAGGGCGAAGATCTTGAGATTGATCTTGTAGATTCAGTGGAAAATGTTCTTGAGGGCGATATAGACATTAACCCGTTTGATGATGGTAAGTATGAAGTTGATCTAGTGGATAGCTGGAATAATTTTTGGTCAGACACCCGACTTAAAGAAAACATTCAACACTTATCCACCGTGGATAATGTAAATTATTACACTTGGGATTGGAATGCCGAAGGCAAGAAACTAGGAGCAAATGTACAGCCTAGCTTTGGTGTACTGGCCCAAGAAGTCCTGAAAACGCATCCACACGCCGTGACACAAGGCGAGGACGGTTATCTGAAGGTTAATTACGGGATGATAAACAATGAAGTTTGAACACGCAGTAGTGAAGTCAGTGAAGCGGTTTCTTGATGGTAAACTGCCTATCAACTCCAATGGATTGAAGGAAGGTGGCCTAGTCTACACCCCTGATTATTTTGACCAGCTTGAAGAGCAACTGGTGGGCGAAGTCGAAAAGGAAGAAGAATAAATGGTACTCCCAATTGATGCACCTATTCCCGGTGCAAACTTCACTGCCGATACCCGTAACTACGCTTGGCACCGGCCACCGGAGTACGCTGACTACGATGAGGCGGTGGATTACTTTATCAGTAAGCTCAATGAGCCAGATCAACAGCATTTGGTAATGTCCATGCTGCAGCTAAAGATGGATGCCGCCAGCCTTACAGGTTCTCTACTGATGCAGGGGATATCAAAAGGTAAGATAGCCATTGATTTAGCTATACTCGTTGCAGGGCCAGTAGCCCGATACATTGGCATATTAGCCAAAGAAGCCGGTATAAAACACAAAATGGTGCCGTCTACCGACAAAGACAAAATGATTACTCCCACCAGCCTAAGAATGGCACTGGGAATTTTAGAGGACGAAGATCCTGATGTGGCAGCACCGCCACCACCGCCGCCTATGCGGGCAGGCGGTTTAATGGGAACCCCTTCTCCACAAGAGGCAATGACTTCTTCGGATGAAGAACAGGCCAGTATGCTGGGCATGAATACTAACGAAGAGGAGCCTCAAGATGGGTTGGCGTGATGTAGAACGGGATTTTTACGCAGGCAAAATCAGCTACGCTCCTAAAAAGAAAAGCGCTGTTGATGAGGGCTTTGGTTCTTTAATCCGCTCCATAGGGGCGGGTATGGAAGGCCGCTTCAAGCAAGAGCAGATGATGCGCCTTGAAGAAGAGGCAGACCGTAAGAAAAAGCGAGAGGAAGCTCTGGCAGAACAAAAAGCTGAAGAGAAAAAGAATGCACAACGGCTAAAGGCCGCAAAGTCTATCGTAAATGGCATAGGCTTAGATCCTAACAACACAAATTTTACTAACCACGTCTATGGTGAACTAGAAATTAACGGTGATGATGTGAATGGTACTCGTAATATGTACGAGAGCCTTATTAAAGATGGAAGGCTAGGTAAGGTAGCCGCTAATAGTTTGTACAAGAATAGAGGCCCTAAGCCGCCTCAGATTGAAGCACAGATGGACGAGGCCTTTAAGGAATCTATGTCTGATCTGCAGGGGCCACGGGAACCAAAAGGTGTACGGAAAAGCCTTGCTAATACTGAAAGCCGTGGCACTGGAGATCTTACAGCTAAGAATGTTAACCCCGATGGTTTGATATTTGCGGGGCGGTATCAATTTGGTGACGCTAGATTAGCGGATTATAATGCGGTTGCCGGTACTAATTATACCGCTGAAGGCTTGTTGAAAATGCCAGAAGAAGAGCAAGAGAAAATTCAGGAAAAAATTGCGGATTGGCACTTTAGTGACATTTCAAAATTCATAAAATCAGAAGGCTTGGATAAGTATATTGGCACAGAGATTAATGGCGTTACGTTAACCGAATCCAGCTTAGTGGCCGTAGCGCATCTGGGCGGTAAGAGCGGCCTAAAACAGTTCCTGCTTACGGATGGCAAGTACAATGAAAAAGACTCCAACGGAACTAGCCTAACAGACTACGCTAGAACACATGCTATGGCAGGGGGCCTACAGGAAACCAGTACCGCAGGGGATCGAACACAAGAAACATTTATTATCGAGCCGCCTAGACCAGATGCGGTTGATAAGGATGATCCCACTAGCTTTGAGGGAGTAGTAGTAGCAAGTTTGCTCAGGAGCCCAGAATTTATGTCGGCTTCACCAGAGAAGCAGGCAGAAATGGCTGCCGCCGCTAAAGCGTCTTTAAGCACGTCTTCAAAAGTAACTAAGTTGGACGCCGGTACGGTACGAGCATTATACGCAGACGCCCAGTTAAAAATAGCGAGCGGTGATCCAACACTTATTGCCGAGGGTGAGGCGTATATGACGTTAACTTACCCCAAACATAGAGAAGCCTTAATGACTTCATTTAAGGAAACTTCAGAGGGGGATGAGGCAGTAGCCTTTATTAATGGAGTTATGGTTCCGGGCACAGTAGGGGCGGATCAATCCTTCATGCCAATGGGTAGTTCAGAAAGTATAATGCCGCAGACGGCGGATAACCCGAACGGTTATACGGGATTATCCTCGGTTGATATTGAGAAAATGGGGGCGCAGGCAGTGTCCCGAGCCTCTGCAGAGTTAGATGCCGGTTTTGATGGGGTGACCAATGCTATTGATGTTACTCAACAAGGCTATGAACTCGAAAAACTAGCCCGACAGCATCCTCAAATATTAACTGCCATTGGTGGTACGGCAGTTTCCAGTTTTGTTAGTGCTAAACGTGAGGTGGGGGCACTCTTAGACGTGATTGGTTTAGGGGCAGAAGGTGAAACTAGGTCTTCTGTGGAAGCTAAGGTGCAGGATTATTTGAATAGCGCCAATTACCAAGGGACAGAGAGTGAAGCTCAAGTTTATAAAGAGTTCTCCTCGGCTATGATCCGATACATATTTGCTGCCGGTAAAGCTTTAGGCCAGCAAGGTAACGGATTTTCAAATGCCGACTACAATAACATTAGAAATTCTATGTTAAGCGGGAATGGAATTGAAGACTTTGCCTCCGGTATGCAGAGATTCTCCAGAGAAAGAACCGAAGCTGCGAATAATCTGGCAATGGGAACACGTAATCGGACTTCGATCCAAGAACTTGGCCGCTACGGAAGAGATGTTGGTAATGATCTGATGACGGTGGAAGAACGTCTAAGCGATTTATCTGTGCAAAGTAACCGAGAGTTACCTGATTACATAGGGTGGATGAACGGGAATGTGTCATTCCCAAGTGCGGATGCAAATATAGAAACATTAGGCCGCTCCCCTGCAGATGGGGCTAAATGGGATGCGGCTCCATCTGGCACGAAGTTTAATGTGCTGCAAAGTGATGGGACAACTTACGTCACAAAGACGAAACCATAGGATATACTGATGGCTGATAAAATGCCGTGGGATGATCTCCCACAGGATACTAATCAAAAATTCCCGTGGGATGATCTCCCTGAAGACGAAGAGGAACAGGTAATGGTGGCGGAGGAGAAACCGTTCTCCGCCGACCAATATCTAAAGCCTATGGGATTTCTTGAGCGTATGGGAGTTACTGCATTCGATGAAGACAATGTAGTGTACCAACAGCTTAGTAACGACTCAGCTTTTGCCAACGCCGAGCCTAGTGTGCAGCGGCGTATCTACGATCAGGCTATTGACGCAGAAAACCAACGCATATTCCAAGAGCAGGGCGGAGACGCTACGCAAACTATTACCGACAGTGAGGGTAATAAGCAGACCTATATTGTTCCAACTCCAGAGATGCGGAACATAGATCGCTTTTTAGGTGAGCGTGGCGGTAAGATTTTTAGGAGCGGGGCTGGGGGTGTACTTCAAGTACCTAAAGCGGTTGCTCAAAGTGTAGAATTTGCTGCGGATGCTATCACCGGAAACGAAACCGATTACGTTAAAGAAAACTTTCCTACGCTACCGCCCGAAAGCAATCTCGATGCGGTAGGGCAAGAAGTTATATCCACTATGATTGGGGGTGCTTCTGGTCTGGGATTAGCCAACTCTCTGTCCAAAGCGTATAACATCACACCTAAAATGGCTAACTACGTGGCGAAGCAGTGGTCGAAGGTTAATCGTAAGGGAAGATCTCCCGCTGAATTGCGTGATGCGGCGTCTAATTTGGTTAATACATTTATTCTTGGTACGGGGGCAAACATAGGAGCTACTGCCACAGCACCATCTGGCTCTGAAGCTCTGGTTGGCGATGATTTAGTAGAGGCCATAGGCCTCGAGGCTGATGACAACCCCAATCTATCTATATTCGCAGACAACGTAGCTTTTTCCGCTGGTCTGGGTGCTTTAGTGAAGCTGGGACGAGGAGCCAAATCCCTACTTGGAAAAGGTACTAAAGGCATAAAAGGCCTTGGCAGTAAGACTCGAGATGCTGAAGTAGGATTTATGGTAGTGTCCGAGCTAGACCCCAATCTAGCTGGTGCGCCTAATGAGGTGATTGCCGAAAGAGTTCGTATCCTCGGGGAAGTTCTCCGCAAAAATGCTAATTTTAATGCCGAGCTGTTGGGCAGTGAAGACGTTGCGTTAAGCACCACAACTGCTTTGCGTGAAGGCGTAAAAGAATACGTGGATCGGGCATATGCGTGGAGGAAGCCCCTAGACCCGGAAGGACACGAGCAGTTCTTAGAGAGACTAGCCGGGGATATGGTATCGAAGATAGCCGACTTGCGTAGTCGCCAATTACCTAAAGGGACCGCTGTAAGGCAGCAAGAGTCGGAGTTTTTAGAGGGGATGGACGCCGCACTTACTAAGACCTCAGATGATCTGGGTGGAGAGGTGGCCGTAGATCGAGCTGCCGAAGGTATAGCAAACCCAGTTTTAGGAGATGTATTAACTGCTAATCGAACTGTGGACGCAGCGAAGGGACAAGCCGATACCGCAGCTAGTGAATTGTACAAAGCACAGTCACGGAACGAAATTACACAAAAGCTAATACAAGCGCAGAGAGGAAATCTCCTCGGATCGAACAAGCAACAAACAGATAAGCTACGGCAACTTACCGGACCTCAGTTATACTCTGAGTGGTTAAGCTCCAAGACCATGTATGATGATGCGTTTGCCACGCTGCCTTATAAGCCTTTAGATGTACCTCGATTCACTGAATTGGTTAGGCAAGCCTCCACGGCTATTGACTCCATAGACGCAGTGACGTTAGCAAACCAAGCTGCATCCGTGCCGTTTAAAAAATTAATTGATATGGCAAAAGGCTATGCAAAAGATGGCAGTATAGAGGCCGTTGATAGCAGGCTTATGAATCAAGATCTGTCATTTACAGATGTATATACGGAAATTAGGCCGCTTCTTGAGGCTCGTATAAAACAACTTGCCGCAGATAAAATGCCTTTTGATAAGATCAAAATGCTTAAAGATGGCATTGACGAAATGGCTGCCGAAATCGATGATGATCAGTTTAATCAAGCCATGGATCTGTGGAAACAACACCAAAACACTTGGCGTAGTACTGCCCCACTAAAAGACTATGACGCCGCTGCCCGGCAAGCTGTGCCAAGCATAGGCACCGGAATGGATGACGCCTATAATGCGGGTTTAGTAGCTCTTGACCAAGCCTTTGACTCAGGCAACCCATCGTATATGGAATCTTTTGTTAGAGCTATGCAGACTGCCGCCCCCGAAGGGCAGAATATCCCGGTAGAGTTATCGGAAGCTTGGGTTGGTCAGGCCATGAACGCCCTGACTAGACAAGGTGCTACTGGAGCCCGTGCGCCTGACAGGCAAATGATAGTAGATGCCGTACAACCCTATCTCACACGCTTGGAAAATGTCAGCCCAGATGTGATAAGCCGATTTAATTCAGTTATCGAAGACCTTAATGTTCTGGAATCTGGATTAGGACAAGCAGATCAAGTACTCGCTAAGGCGCAGGCGGTTGCGGCACAAGTAGTAGAGGAAGCTAAGGATAAAGCCGCTAGTAAATTTATTTACCAATTAGCAGGAAAAAACCCGCAAGTGGTAGGCAATGCTGATGATGCCTTTGGTAAAATATTTAACAACCCCCAAGCCCCTACATTCTTACCAGAAATCATGGAGGCGGTTAATGCCGCCGGGCCTTTGGCTCGAGAAGGTATACAAGCTGCGTTTCTAAGAAATCTACGTGAAGTGTTGCGGGTAAACAAAGTAGTGGGCGTAAGTGGAGCTAATCCCGCTGGTAATGTCCGATCTATTTCCCCGGCGCAGGTAGGCAATATTCTTAACGATCCTTCCAGCCCAGTATTGAAGTCCTTAAACATAGTCTTCTCGAATGACCCAGAGCGAGCCGCACAGGTAGTTCGTTTGTTAGAAATCCATGACATTGCTGCCGGTGGTCAATCAATGCGAGGCCAAGTATTTGGGTCAAACACAAGCTATGACGCAGATCTAAAGAAGCTTATGGATCGTGTTGTAACACTGCGCTACGGTGTTCTTAACACGCAGGCCACCATCACTCGTAACTTATTAGACGCACTTACAAAAGGTAAGCGCAAGGAAATTCAAGAAGCTGCCGAAGCTACAATTGGTGATATTGTGGCATACCCCGAAGAGTTTGCTCGTATCTTAGATCTTGTGGCTCGGGGCAATGAACCGGGGGCTCTGTCTATTATGACTGCAATATCAGCCCGGGGTGTTTTAGTGGGATTAGATGACGAAATAGATCCTATTGATCAGCAAATGATGGATTTGGTACCGCAATAGAAAACCCCCCGAACCGAAGTTCGAGGGGCTCAACTAACTAGAACGGTGACCAAACCGCTCAACACAATATGTAGTGTTTTTAAGCCTCGGGGTCAATATCCTCAGAGGCTTTTTCTTTGATTTCATTGTCTTTTTCCACCATTACCACCGTATATACCGGCATCATTGGCAGGCTGAATACGGGCAATGTGTAGGTCATTTGATAGGCTGGAGCAAACGCTCCGAAGGGCATAGTGAGGGTCATATTACACTCCTAAAAAGCTGAAGAATTTAACCTGATCAACAGGTATGTCGAAGAATAATTCGCCTGTGGGTACCCGGTTATTGGGTACCTTTTTTCTTGGGGCGGATTTGAGGTATTGTCTGCTCACCACAGCCCCTCGATGGAGGCTGCTATTGAACACAATAAAGACGGTGGGCCGGTCTAAAAACTTGGCCTTCCGTATTGGTATATGTAAGGTTTCAAAGGGAAATTTCAACCCATACCACCCGGTTTTAACCTCGGGTTCACAGAAGAAATTACGCCCTTTGCCTTTAACTACGAGGTCTACATCATACTCATTTTCATGATCGTAGCACTCGTAGCCATTAGCTTTCCAAAACCTCTTGGCTGTTTGTCTGGCCGGTTGGTCGTACCGGGCATGGTCCTCTGAGCTGAACCCTTTAATCATCAGACGCCGCAAGACCCGCCGGTTCCAGATATTTCGCAAATATCATGGGTTTCGATATGCTCTTCGAACTCTTCTCCCAGCTTCTCTACTGCTTCTGAATAGGGCACAGATGTGAGTGGCTGACCGCCTCGGCTGCCGTCAGGATAACAAGTGAAGCCTCTTAGACGGGGTGCATACTTAGCCAGCGTAAGGGCAAAGTCAGCTACCGTATCCTCATTGTTAAGCTTAGATCCCCAAGCCGGTAGGTTGATGGTTGAAGAGATTGACATATCCACGTAGTCCTGAACATCCGCTTGGAAAGCCATACGCCGCTCATAATCGGACGCTAGGTCGATAGCGCTTTCAATACTATTTGGGTCGGCACCTTGGTCGATTAAGACTTGGGCAGCATTATCCACCACGTACTGGTATACCCATCGTGTATTTCCCTTGAGGTACCTACGCTTAAAAGCAACAGCAAAAATAGGCTCAACGCCAGTGCTGGTGCCAGCCAGAATACCAATGGACCCGGTTGGGGCGATGGCTCTGTTTGCCACTGGTCTAGATATTGAGAACTCGTCTGCGGTTTCTCGAGATACTTTATCACTGACGCCTTTGTATACCTGCAGCCACGAATGCAGCTCTGGAGTAACTTCATATTTTGATCCCCTCTGGATTAACCACTCGTGCATACCCATCAGGCCAAGGCCTAGACGGCGGTTCTTCTCTCTAGTTTCGTAGACCTTTTCATAGGGCAGACGAGCTTTTAAGGTGCCGCAAATAAGGAACTTGGTTCCTAGTGCGACCACTTCCGCCATCTCGTCTATGTCTTCGATGCGGCCCATGTTGATCGAGCCTAAGTTACACACGTCACTGTCATCCGCTGAAGTAACTTCAGTGCAGGCATTACGCAGTGTGTCATTTTCCTTATCAAAGAAGTTGAATGAGAAACCCGGCTCGGCTGACTGCATTGCCTGACGCACGTTCTTCACAAATACGTCACCCACATCCCCGGTCTTGTAATAGTTCAACAGCCACTCTGTGTCGTAGTTCACAGAGATGTTTGTCATGTCCAACGGGGCAGGGAAGTTAAAGTCTTCTTGTTTGATATCCCACAAGGTCTTTCCAGTGCTTCCCACGGGCATGCTGCCCCAATCTTTAGCACCTAGAAACTCATGTATGTCACCATGCTTCCAGTTCAGGCTGGCATAGATAGCACTCCTACGAGAGCCCCCTTGCATAACCCGGCGACCAATCTCGTTGATCATATTCATCTTAGGGATAGGCCCACTAGCTTGGCCCCCGGTCTTGGAGATGGGAGAACCACTAGCCCGGTACACTGAATAATCTATGCCGATTCCGCCACCGGTCATCAAAGCGCTTTCAGACTTCCACGATAGGTTAGCCCAATCTTCACGACTATCTTCCTCGGCCTTTAGGAGATAGCAATTGTTAAAGAATTTATTAGGACGCCCAGCGTAATAAAGATATCTGCCGCCGGGGATAAATTTCATCTCACGCACATATTGCGTTAATTGATCTTGGTCTTCTTGAGACAAAAGATCTCCACACACATCATCAATCAAAGTCTTGGCTAATGCGTCCCAAGTTTCCGCACCCTCGTGCCGATACTTATGATTAAATATATCTTCACTAAACTTAGATCTAAATTCTGGATTAAGGTTTGATTTAAAGCTGCTCATCTATTGTCTCCCGAGCCCTGAATTACTCCACGGGCCATTCTGCTATTAAGCTTGTTGAGGTTTTTTTGGGCCACAGAGGCCATATCTACGCCGAGGTCAGAACACAGAGAGGCTAAGTACCACAGCACATCTCCTGCCTCGTCAGCTATCTGCTCTCGGAGTTCTGGGGTAAAATTACCCTTATGGTCCCGCAGGACTTTCTTGACTTTACCCGCCACTTCACCGGCTTCACTGAGCAGGCCTAGAGCAGGATAAACTATATAATCTGCATCATCGTATATGGCAGTTTTTACGGCTTGTGTTTGGTAGTCTGAAAAATTCATAGCGGCTCACCTCTCTGATGCATTTCGATTAAGTCCTGAATGAAGAACTTCATTTTGTTGAGGTCGTAGGCTACGTCTGTGCCCTGCTTTTCACCGAGCCGATAACAGGCTTTGAATATATCGCCCCGGCTCTTGCTCATGCCCTTAAAGCTGATCAGATGACGCAGCTCAGTAGCGTGGGTGGGTAAGACATAATACGAAGTAGAAAGCCCATCAGACTCAATTTTTATGCGGTCTTTCGGATTACAATCCATTTTATTTAGATCCCATTTAGCCATGCTTAACTCTTCTTTTTGAATGGGATGATCTTGCTCTCAGCAATGGCTTTAAGTAGCTCGGGATCTGCCTCGAAGCTTATCTCTTGCTCCGCCTTCTCAACCATTTCGGAATAGGCTTCCATGAGAGATCCTACGTGTACAAACGTATCCGTTAGATCATCAAACAGGACGAACATTCCTCGCATTAGGCAGGTCAGATACTGCGCCATCTCAGGCTCTAGATCTTGGTCGAGGTACTGAGCCCCGCTTACGCTCAGCCCACCGTCCTCCTCCAACTCAACGTACAGTACGAGAGTGTTTATAAGATCTGTGTCATCAGACATTAGACTGTGCCAATAGGTCGAAGAAATATTCCGCATCTATAACCACCAACGGTTTCTTTCGATCCGCCTTGATTACCGAGATGGGTTCTATCCCTTGGGGTGAATTTGCTGCCGCCTGATCCATGATCTTGTAGACAGCGAATGATTTATGGGCCTTGCACTCAAAGCTGAGTGGGATAAGGCGCTGGGCCGCAGGCGACAGCTTCAAATCGGCACCGCCTGCGCCCATCGATGTTGAAAGAATGTCGGCAGGCTCAAGGGCATTAAATCGATCTAAAAGTTGATCCCGTGTCCATTGTTGGAAATTACGCCCTTTTGCTTTAGCCGAGGATGTTTTCAAAGTTTCTTCCCAGCATACTCAGTGTACCAAAAATGCCGTGGGTTTTGAGCTTGCGATAAGGTCATGGGCAAGTTCTGAGCCTTGGGCCAACAACTGCCAATGAAAGGACAGAAACCGCAGGTAGCCGGGAGCTTCTTAGATCCAGTTGGCTTTTTGCGAAACAACTCCTCTTCAGGCTCAAAACAGCGCTTAAAGCGACCGTCTAGGGCCTTTAGATTATCCTTCATGCCTTGGATAATATCCTTGGTATCCTTGGCTCTAAGAGGGGCTTCGACCACATTGATCTCACCAGAACTCTTATCGACAACAATCCAACCACCCGGTTTTTTATTCTGAGCTACGGAATACCCAACCAATTGACCTACATAACCAAAGTCATCCGCCTCTCTAAGGCCCTCTAAGCCACTGCTCCACTTATTCTTAAAGGCCCAAGGCGAAGCTGACTTAACATCAAAGATTTTACCATCGATCTCAATATCATCTTCGCCTCGGACTTCCGTACCATCGAGGTCCAACTTAACCTTGTTTTTGCCGCCGGTAATGTTTGCACCTGACGCCCGAAGAATCAGTTGCATAACAGCCTCGATTATATCCCCGTGCAGCATACGCACTATGAAGTTATAGGGTAATCGAGCCTTTGGCTTGCCCCGCTTCTCCATTTGGAGTTGGCAGGACGGTTTGGCTATGTTGGACATTCGAGGACGAAACTCTTCTTTCTTCCGAAAGAATTGTTTATGCAGAGCGTCCCTGATCATTTCTACGCATTCATCGATCCATTCTGGCTCCATTTTAATCGGCTCATTATTACTGAGCCGACTACACGCTTTGCGTATTTTTACCTCGAGCATTAATCTGGTAGATCTACGAGGTCTGCATCAAGATCAGCTTCGACTGATTCCAAAGCTTGTAAGGCCTCTTCATTCAGTTCGTAGTTCTGCCTATTTTTCTTATACGAATTTTCAATTCTAATATTCTCTTCCACCACCATGCGAGCAATCTCGACTAATGTGGCTTCGGTATCATCATCCATACTCACAGGATTTTTAAGGTCTGGAGTGTATTTCCAAGTGTAGTAGACCACGGACCCCATCTCTTGTTCTTCGGACGTAACATCAAGCCAGTAGTCGCTGAACTCCCGGCCATTAATTCTGGAGATAACGCCTTGCTCAAACTTCATGTACGAGCTGCGCTTATTCATAATAATGCACGGCTGGTTTTCCACCAACACAGTTTTACCATCTGCGGTTTGGCCTTCGTAGGTAACCAAGCCACGTAGTTGCCGAAACAAATTAATTGAATCGTACTGGGCCTTCTTAGCTTTCGGCCAATCCGCCATATCTTTTGTTAGAGGTTTACCACAGCGTATCGTACCTAGCTCATCTCGAGGCTCCATATTTAAAAACGGTATCATTATCGTTTTATTACGGGGCCGCATCTGCTCTTCATCAAAATCTACCCACTGATAAAGCTGCGACAGAACCCTAACCCGAACACTCTTGGCGTACACAGGTTCACCCAGCCCCTTCACATAGAACTCACCCATGTGTTTTTTAATGTCATTACCAGATTCATCTTTCCGCTGAGAGCTGATCTTCAATTCCGGTAATCTATTATTAGGCTGGGAATTTTGTTTTAGCGGCCTGTCGCTGGTTCCCATCATAGATCTCATTTGATCCATGCTCATATCGGTGTGATACATTAACTCGCCCATTCGGGTCTCCTTTTTCGTTAGTGCTTAACTATACGGTAGCTAAGTGCGTCAGTCAACACTGATCTCATCGATTTCCATCCAATTTGGCCCAATTGCGATTTCAATATCGAGAGGGAGAATTGTATCGTAGTCAAACCGCTCCTTCATTTCATCAGCCACACCAACCATGGCCCACTTCAAAGCTTCCTTGACTTGTGGGAGCTCCTCTTTAACCACATCACAAACGATAGAATCGTGCACGGTCAGGACAATTTTTGATTTAAGGTCTCGTTCCTTGAAGGCCCGTAATGCCCGGATACACGCCAAGGGCACCGCATCCGCCGTGGCAAATGATTGGCACGGATAATTAACCAATTGTGTATGATTAGACACCCGACCGCCCCGCAGCCGTTTCGCATTGGGGAAAGCAAATTGCCGACCGCTAGGGGTCTGTATATAACCCTTCTCCAGCACCTCATCCGCCAAGGCACTATGCCACTTAGCCAAGCCTTTATATATATCAAAATAGGAGTCAAAGTATTGTCGTAAGTGGGGCTCTAAGCCTTTTCCCATCCCGCCATAAAGGGGTTGGAACGTCATAGCCTTCGCCGCACCTCTTTCGTCTTTAGTCACCTCGCTGGCAGGTTTTTGATGGATTATCGAGGCCGTCTGACTATGAACGTCTTTGCCATTTAAAACGTCTTCGATAATCTGGGGATCTCGACTAAGCTCGCCAGCCACTCTAAATTCAAGGCCGCTGAAGTCGGCTTCGCAGATAAAATTTTCTGGACCAAACCGGCTGACAATAGCCCGACGCACCTCAAATTTATTACCCTTGGGTAAGTTTTGGAAGTTAGGATTGGTAGAAGACAAGCGACCCGTAGCCGTTGTGGTTTGATTAAAGCTAGAGTGGAGTAGGCCAGTGTCCCGGCAGTAGGTTTGGATGCCCTTTATAAAACTATCCAAGTACGTGCTGACTGCATTAAGGCGAGTCATCTTGGTAAGAAACTCCACTGCTTGCAGATTGTCCTTGTTCTGAGCTTGTAGGAGCAGCTTTTTAATTGTCTCCTTATTAGTTTTAAATCCGTTAATCGACACGTAGGACGAATCCACCGGGGATAGCTTGAGCCCAGCTACTTTATTAGTAGGCACGTAAATGGCCCCAGCCCCAGCACAGACCGGGCACACGTTTGTTTGTTTAAATGGCGTACCGTCCTTTTTAATTTTCCTGATGCGGCCAGATCCACTACATTCAGTGCAGCAATGGGCCACAGTGCGATAGATCTTTTGAGTATTCTCTCGAACCAAACGGGCGAACTTACTATCGCTCATGGGAAACATCATCTTAGGCTTGCCTCGAGCATCAAGGCCGATGTTCCATACATCTACATACTTTTTTCGGTCTATGACTTGTCGGGAGTAAACCACTTTAGTCATGTCAGCCCCGCTATTTAAATTGATAGGGGTATCTCCCATAACTTCTTCGATGATCCGAGATAGATCATTCTCGAGCTTGGCTTTCTCAGTCTTAAACTTGACCTCAACATCAGATAAAACTTGCCTATCTATTCTGATTCCATTGGTTTCGATCTCAACAAGAAACATCAGCATTTCGTTCATCAGATCAAAGATAGGTTTTAAGGGTTTGTTCTTCGGCAGCTCCAGCTCGGCCACTTGCTGCAGATATATTTCGTAAGTCGATTGAACGTCAGCAATTGCATATTCATCAACAATGTGCAGGGGCATCTGGTCAAACCCAGTTCCGTCTTTAAACATCTGAGAGACCAGCTCACTCTTTTTTCGAGTTACGTCCCGCTTCTCAGCCACCTTCTCTAGGCTAAACCTTTCTTGGATCTGGCCTCGAGCATAAATATACTGTGCCACCATTGTGCAAAATACTTTAGGCGGTATTTCAAAACCCATCTGAGTTAACCACAGGATATCAAATTTGGCGTTATGGCAGACAATCACATCAGCCCATTTTAGTGCTTCCACAAGCGGGGCAGGATCGTCCGGTACATCCTTTTCAGCGTGGTAAAATACCAAACCTTGAACCGGCTCATCATTCTTTTTAAACCACATGCCCACGCACTTATTATCGGGGTTCATTGGGCTGTTGTCGTGCTTATCGCCTAACTTACGTGTGGTGGTCTCTCCATCGAGTGTAAGTACATTAAGCGACATAGCGGTTAACCTCCGTTTGGAGTTGAACTGCTTCGGTACCGTGCCAACCGTTTAACTTATTTTTAGAAATGCTTAGATACCGGGTATTATCATCAGGATCATCGTAAGCCCCGATGCCACAGATTAAATCAGCTTCCGAGGCTTTACCAATTTTAGAGTTCTCCATCATCGTAAATGGCAGGATTGTTCTGTTATGGGCTTCGGCGCTGGCTTGGCTGACCCCCAGCAACATACAATTATAAGTCTTGGCGGTTTCACGCAGCCGGACATACAAGGCTCTCAAGCGCTCGTGTCCTGCATTAAAATTACCGGGTATGACGATCTTGTCGGCCACATCGACAATTACAACGTCTGGCTCAAATCGTTTTATGCAGGCTTCTATCGTATTTAAATCCAGACCTTGGGCGTCTATAAACTCAACTTGGTCTTCAATATCAGCAAACGTATTCTGCACTTCAACGCCTTTACCATCCGCTATCTGTCGGGCGCTCACTCCGGTGTAGGCAATCATGGCACGTAGTCGGGTGCGAGCTACAACCTCTTCATTACCTACGATCATGCACTTTGCTCCTTGGCTTACAAAACCTCCGGGCGCAAAGCATAGGCTGATGCCAAAGGCAGATTTGCCAACATTAGATAGGGCAAACACCACCATAAACTCCCCCGGCCCAATGCCATAGACGTGCCGAGACAACGTAGGGATATTAAATTGCCAGCGGTTGGCGTCACTCGCCGTAGCCATTAATTCATCAACAGTTAAGCGGCAGGGCTGGGGTAGATCGTCAGGCTCAAAGTCCTCATCAATATTACTGATCAGCTTTTTAACATCTTCTAATGCATCGAAGCGACCTTCAGAAATAGATATGCCGTGGTTAGCTATCTTCAGGCCTTCTGTCTTACGATACAGATCTAATAATATGTCCGAAGCCACTTCAGTGGATATGTCTGACGATTGAGAAATACGACCAATAAGATCTGCAACAACTTCTTTCTCAGCTCTAGTGGCTACCGGGTGTTGCTGCTCGTATAGGAGGTTTAGTTCGTTGGAGCATAAGTCATGGTCGTACCTATCATGGGCTTCTGTGATTACATTGTAGAGGTCTCGTACCTCATCTTCGAAGAGAGACGCCTTGAGTCTAGTCTTGTTCTGCTCGTAAAAGTCCTTTCTAAGAAGGCTCTTGATTATTGAGTGGTCCATTTAACACCTTGTTAGTTGATTGTTAGGTGCGCTTGGATAGCATAGCTCATAAAATAAAAAAAGCCCCGGAATGACCGAGGCTCTTAATAAAATTTTAACTTATTGATTAGGCTTAGTTATTCCTAAACTTCATCTTGGATATGTTAGGCGGGGTATCTCCCCGGCGCTCAGTGATTTTCATCTGCGAGTTTACCACTGCCGGGTTATCTTTGATTAACTTATCCAGCATTGCTTCTATCTTTTCCTGCTCGGCAGCGGCTTGTTTATAACCACCCTCTTCGAACAGGTAATCGATGACTAAAATTGCTCGGGCTTTCATTTTGCCATTCCTTTTACTTTTACGTCTGTATTGGCGGCTTAGACGAATACTTGATTACGCAGCCGATTACCTGCGCCTCTATGTTAAATTTTATATATGTTCAAGAGGGTGGTGCTAGACTAACTACTGGGCTATCCCAGATACTATTACCAACCCAATCAGACCCAACCGAAAGTATTTTTTTACTTAGTGTACTCAAATATTTTCTAAAATGAGCGCCGTAATTTTTAAGCAGGTAAGAGCCTGTCCATTCATGCGCAACTAAACCCCAAAACAAAGGATTTTTATATTTAATATTCACAATTAAGAACCTCTCTTATCTTAGCAGGGGGTAGATACTTGAGATCATCCCTAGTTAGTCTGACTGAGGCACTGGTATATTGTGCCAATGTCTTAGCAATATTTAATGCCTTAGAAGATGCATCTTTGTCAAGAATAATTATTACACGAACAAAATCAGATAGAGCAGACTTAATAAGTGGCGTAAGTTGTGTACCTAAGAGTGCCACTCCAGTAACTCCAATTCTAGACACGCTGCAGGCTGAAGCAGCATCTTCTACCACCACTGCATGAGAATTATCTCCTACCACTATGCCCCCAGAGGTATTCCCGTAGGTCCACCACTTAGGATTTCGCTTATCTAAAGCCCTTCCTACCGCCCCGGTTTTATCCTTGTTAAAGAACAACACTCTATTATCAGAGGGGGAGTATTTGATGTGAGCTAAACCGTCTTTATACGCTTCTAAAGAGTTTACTGATTTAAGATATTCAACTGCATCAGAGTGGCTATACACAGATGAAAGTATAGTCGGTATAGAGTTAATCTTACGAGGTAGGGTAATCTCAACTTTAGATAGCCGTGACTTTAATTCTGATTGATTACGTTCTGTGTCGAAGGCACCTCGAGCATTACAACTGGCTCTGTAGCAGTTCCAAACGATCCGGCCATCTAGTCTGGCTATACTAAACTTTTTATTAGTGTCACCACAGAACGGACAGTTCAAACTGCGGCGTTCATTAGCCCCTAGACTGATTCCTTTGATCATTTGTATCTGTTCATTACGACTATGCATAAGTCCTACCAGTATGGGGTACGCTCGGGGCCCGAGGCCCCTCGCTTATACACTGAATAAATCATTTGTATAGTGCTAATTTTAACACTTAGTTATCGGTCTACTGGTACTACCCCCCAATAAACCCTTATTATAGATAGATAAACCACAACCCTGAAGGTCGTAGGTTCAAATCCTACTCCCGCAACCAAAGTCCTTATTTTATTGGGTTTTAAGTACTAAACTGGACTTGTCTGGGCTTTACTTGTCTTTTTGAACTGCCCAGACCAATTATTTCGCACAGAATCACGACAAGTATTTTGGTGCTTCCCGGCATGTACTAATTCACGAGCCCACGAGTGGCTTATTTTGTGGTGCCGAGCAGCTTCGGCCACGCTAGGAAAGTCCCGCCCAAATAATCTGCATTGTATTCCCGGCTTCACCACGGCGGCTCTCCATTATCATCAAGCTCTACAGCTTTATATTCTCGATTAGGTGCAACTGAAGTGCGTTGCGGTTTCTTTTCTATGACGCCGAGTCTGTTCAGCTCGGCTTCCATATAAATTGGAACTACACTCACGATGAGATCTAGAAGACGCTCAGTCATGTTCGAGCAGGGCTTACCCGTCATCTTAGTAACTTCTGCTTCGAACAACTTCCGAGCGTCATTCACATTAGCCATTCGAGAACCTTTTCTGCATCGCCCGTGAGGCTGTTTTCTGGGTGGGGTTAACGTACACTCGAAGCATGTCTCGTGACGTGTGCCCGGTCACTGAGGCTATCTCATCTTCGGTGCATCCAAACTCAGCGAGCAAGGTGGCACCAGAGCGCCTAGCATCACGTATCTGAAGCTCTTTGTTAAGGCCTGATTGGGTGCGTACACGAGCGGCAATCTTAGAGTACATACGCTTATCGTATGGCCGTCCAGTGGCTTCGTATTTAATTATAACATCATCCGCATCACCTCGAGGGATCTCTGAGAGTCGTGAGATCAGACGCTCGGAAGCGTCTAGTACAATTGGGTGCGGGTTCTTGCGCTGGGTCTTTTCTTGTACAAACTTAAATACGCCATCGTTAAACTTGCACCATGTTAACTGGCGCATATCACCGGGTCTCTGACATAAGTCGTAGCACATGAGTAGCAGGGTGCCGACTGACCAAAACCCCATTTCGTCGGCAGTCGTGATAAACTTCTCCACGTCTTCATCAGTCCATCGAACCCGGCGGCTGATTAATTGTCGAAGGCCCATTTGCTGAAATGGATTTGCCCGGGTGTTTGGTAATGGGCCACGGCGTCCGACATAAAACATCCGCCGCAGTACCTTTACGGCTGAGTTCGCAGCATGCTCGCTGTGATGCTTCTCCATATGTGCGTGGATCTTGTCTGCAACCTCGGAGTCTACGGTACGAGTAAGGAGCAATCCGAAACGTGTATCTGATCCTTTAAGATACGTCCCTGATATTGATTTGTATATCTGGGCGTAGGTGCGTTTGGAATTATCCGTAAGAGTCTTGTAGCTCTTGTGCTGCTTGTACCACGCCCATAACGCATCCACTGTATTAGGTGGGATGTGCATTTTCTTAGTACGAGCTTTGCGGCGTTTATGGTCCTCGACCGCCTGCATCAGCTCCTCAGATCGTCTACGGCCATCCACTAGCGTGTAATACTGCTCATAGCCCACGCCTAAATTGTTTCGGACAGACTTGGGTGGGTTGATCACCCAAACAGTCCTAGCTTTTTGCTCTTCCGTGTATAAGTATTTATAGTGTTTCATATTGGTCACCGTTCTAGTTGCATACTAAACGGTAGACTTGCACTTAGCTAAAGTCAATACAAGATGGCTCTTGCGATAATAGTTGGATGGTGTATAAGTGAGGAATAGTTGTTGTCTAGTTTCAGTTACTCCCCCCTCCCCTCGGCTTCGGTCGGGGGGTTTTTTGTTAAAGGGTCAAGGTGCTATAGGAGTTGGGCATGAAAAAACCCGACAAAAGCCGGGTTTTAACTACTTGCACGTCAAATAATTACTATATGACCATACATATGGCTGGTAATCCTGCATCAAAACCATCCTCGGGGTCAGATACAGCTAATACGGTCTGCTCATTAAGCTCAATGATGACGGCAGGGGTATCGGATTCGCTGGCTATTTCAGCAGCTTCTAAAAAAGCATTACCAAGCTCGACAGCATACTCCTTTGATATTTTCATAGTTCCCCTTTCGTTCTAGTTAGTTTTTGGTCGGGATACGACAGCCGTGGTCATAATTTGATTTAACTTGCACGTCAAGAATTAACTACATTCCTAGTAATGTAATTTTATGCACATACTTATGCACATCATTGGTGCACATCATGTAGATGAAAAAAATCGATATCGACCAGATCTTGAATTTTATTTGATTGGCTGGCTTGCCATCTAACTGCCGGATTGTTAAGTGATCAACACCGGCAGCCGCCGGGTTCAACTAACTAAAAAGGATGACCAAAATGACAGACGAAAATTTACCGGATGAAATGGCGCTGCTTCTGATCCATGCAGCCACCCGGGGGGATGGGTTCTGCTATCCCTTCCCGATCATCTCGAGGCCGCAGGCCGGGGATCGAAAACGGCGCACCGCCGCCGAGCTGGACAAGGCCGCCGAGGGGTTGCTGCGCCGGGGATATTTGAAGCGCACCAAAACCAATCTTCAAAAGCATATCTGGCGGAGGGTTCGGGGCATCGGTGATGTGACGCTCGAGGTCACCCCGGCTGGTCGGGCTGCTATAAATTGGTGATCGTATACCAGCTCTTAGGCTTTGCCCTATTCTGGGGCACAATATTCTACTGGATCTTTAGCTAAGGATGGCCGCCCCCCGGGGCGGTCTCATTATTTGGAACATATCACCAGAGCGCTTGAGAGCGCCGCTGAGTGCTGTTTGGGTTTTCGCATAGCAGGATAAGGCTGCACCCCCTTCCCCCAATTATCGCCATTTAACTATCAAATAAGACGGTGCTTTTAACGGGCTTTACTAAGTGGCCTGAACTATGTTAAGGGAAGGCACGGGCGGTGTGCCCGGATGAAACTTTAACTAACTGGAGACGACCATGACCAATCAAACCGAATTCAAAGCCCTCGAGATCCGCCGTTTAAAAGAGGGAGACTATTTCCGCCGGAAGCCCGAGGCGCAAAAGGAATTCATAAGAAATCATTATAACCGCAAGGACGCATTCGGCCCGGCAAATTATTGTTGCACGGCTGCGGATGATATTGGTCGGGAGATCTTTTTGAAACCCGCCACCGTTGTTTATGTGGAGGTGTGATCGATGACATCCGAGCAAATCAAAACCGCCACAGATGCAACTCTGATGGAATGGATGTGCAACGCATTAAACACAACCGCCTGTATCGGCCATACGAAGGGCCAAATGAATGAAACCTTGGCCGCTAAATACAGGGCCGAGCTGATCGAGCGGGGGCACAATCTCCGGAGCTTTGAATTCTTTGGCGGTGATCGAGCTTACCGGGAACGGGTGGCCGAGCTGGGCACCTATAACGGGCCCGGATCTTTTTAAATTCGAAACGCCCCCCGGGGCGTCTGGATACCTTGGGCAAGGTCCACTGATGAGAACGCCCACAACTAACTGGAGACTGACCAAAATGAACATGCAACTGACTGACCACACCGCCGCATTGAAAGCCACCAAAACCGCCCCGGTGTGGGTGAGCAAGAAAACCAGCCGGGCTTGGGCCTGCGGGGCCGAGATGGCCGAGCTGCGAGCCGCCGGGGCTTCGATCCAAAAACTATCTGAGCAGTATGGGGTGAGCTGGCCCACCGTTCGCAAGATCGTTGCCGCTAACGCACCCTACACAACCGACCGGCCCGGTCTGGATAAAGATAGCCACCGCCTCGAGCTGCAAAACTTAGCGCTGCAAGGTGAGTTAAAGGTTGAGCGCAAGCGCAGCCAAAAGGCCCGGGACGCCTTCCGGGATCTTCGCAGAAAATCAATGGACCGCCGCCGCCAAAACTTAGAGCTGCATACAGGCCTTCGTGAGGAACTGACCGAGGCCAAGGCTTGGGGCCATAAATGGAAGGCCGAGCATGCCGACATCGTTAAGCGACTGGTCGCCGAGCAGTCTTGTCTGATCGATCAAAAGCAAATGACCAAATCAGCCCGGGAGGCTTATGAGAACGCCAAGAAATCGGTCGGGGAATTGTCCGACAAATTATTCGGCACCAAGGGTGCGCTCGAGACCGCTACAAAAATTGTTGAGGATCACGAGGCCCAGATTAACGAGCTGCGGGACACCCTCGAGCTGGCTAATGCGGCCACCAATGCTCTGCAGCAAAAACTGGATCACGCCGAGACCGAGGTGACCAATGCCCGGATCGCCGAGCAGGCTGCACATGATCGCCTGAACGATCCGAGCTGGGCTAACCGGTGGTCGAAAGAGGCGCATGACGAATTCGAGCGCCGCAAGCAAACCGAGCTGGATCTGATGGCCGCCGAGGCGCAGCTCGAGCGCATGGCCGAGAAATTGGCCGAGTGCAGAAACCGGGGGTTTTTTGCCCGACTGTTTGGCTAAATCGAAACCGGGGCACACCGCCCCGGTCGCACCGGGAATGACCGCCCGGGCCTGACGAGAATGTCAGCCAAATCAACTAACTGGAGAATACCAAAATGAACACTTTTAATTCAATCGACCGCCTGCCTGCCGAGGTTATTAGCTTGGCCCAAACGATCAGCGCCAAGGCCGCCGCCGAGCGCCAAGTGATTGATCCGCTGGCCTTGTCCACCAAGCTAGATTTCAACGTGATCCAGAAAGGCCTCGGCTACCTCGAGGACCGGGAGCCTATGCCGACCGAGCTGGCTGTGAGCCGGGAGGGTTCAGCCGGTAACACTTGGACGTTGCAGCGCCTGCCCAAAACGATCGGCAGCCTGTTGCTGCGAGAGGATACCGGCGAGCCCTTGTTTGTGGTTGGGCAGCGGTTTGCCATTGCTCAGAATTCAGACATCCATGCGGCCTTTATTGAGGGGCTCGGGGCCGGGTTGCCTACCACCGCTTTTGATGACGGGGTGCGCTCGGCTCAGGTGACCTCGTTTGAAGGCCGTTTCTCCCGGGTGGATCTGACCTTTAGCAATATGGCTTACGAGCTTAAACAGCTCTCGGGCAAGCCCACCATGCTGAACTTCAAAGCAGGCTGGAGCAATTACCACGGCGGGGGCTCGATCAAGGTGTGGGCTGGGGCCGAGGATCTTGTCTGCCTCAACGGTATGATGGGGGATGTCATGACGTCGGACGCATTCCGCCACACTCAGGCCTTCACCCCCGAGCATCTGGGCGGGTTTATCCGGGCGCAGGCGGAGATGTTTCTGGAGCGTTGCCGAGTGTGGCAACGGTGGGCCATGGCCGAGATCTCCCCGGAGGAAGCCGAGCAGGTTCTAAAGGACACCGGCAACAGCCCCAAGCACACCAAGGCGCTGATGGAACAGCTCGACCGGGAGGCCGCCGCAAGAGGGATGACAGTCTGGTCCGTATACAGCGCCCTGACCCAATGGGGCAGCCATGCCACTGATCAGTTCAAGGTACGCAACACCGGGGCCGATAATGTGGCCGCAGTGCTGGCTGATCGGGAGACCGCCGTGACCCGTATTGTGAGCAGCGAGGCATGGCAGCGCTTCGCCGCCTAAGTCGAAACCGGGGCCCGTGCCCCGGTCGTGACCGGCCTGACCCCCGGCACCTGATGAGACAGGTTTGACCATCAGCAAATCAACTAACTTAGGAGGCCCAAAAATGGCTTTGAAAATTACCGCAAAACAAAAGCAAAAACTGCTCGAGAACGATCAAGAATATTATCTGGACCACCGCCCGGTGGTAAAGATCTTTAACCCGTGCGGTGCCGCCACTTGGCTGCTCACCAGCATGGACCCGCATGGGGTGGCCTATGGCCTCTGTGATCTCGGCATGGGCTCGCCTGAGCTGGGCAGCGTCTCGGTTCACGAGCTGGCCGAGGTGAAGGGGCCGCTCGGCCTCGGGCTCGAGGTGGACCGGTTCTTTACCGCCGATAAAACCATTTCAGAATATGCCGCAGCCGCTCGGGCTGCTGGCTCAATTGCAGCGTAGGGGGGGGGATAATATCATGGGGTTAGATATGTATTTATCAGGCGAAAAGTATTACGTCCCAGACTACGACACGCTGCGGAAACAATACGAGCAGGGGGAAGATCGCCCGAGCCCGGAAGAGGTCAAAAAGATGGGTAGGCCGCTCGACGCTGATGGTGAGCACGTTAGCAGCACCCAGTACGAGCTAGGCTATTGGCGCAAGTTCGCACCGCTGCACGAATATATCGTGAAGACCTTTTCCGATGGTGTGGACAAATGCCAGCGGATAGATCTCACCGGGGAAGATCTGGAAAAGATCGCCGGGGCCCTGACTGAGGACGCCTTGCCATCCAATGAGGATTGCGGCGGGTTCTTTTTTGGGTCTGCTAAATTATGGGACGATCACCGGGCCGAGGCTGTAGAGCATGCGGAAAAGATCCGGGCAGCCGCCCGGTGGCTCGAGGCTGCACCAAAGCACCCCAGCGGATCGCATGCACAATGGCGCAGCGTTCATTATCAGGCGAGCTGGTAAGATGTTTGATGTAGTGAAAGCAGCTCGCAGCATGACCGCCGAATTGATCGAGGCGCAGCGCCGCATTGATCTGGGCGAACCCCTGAACACGACCGCAGCGGATCTAGGCCTGACGCCCTCAGAGCTGCGTGAAATGCTCGAAGCAATGGGCCCGGTAGCATGACCCGGCAAGTGTTGACCAAGGCGCAGCGCCGGGCCGTTTATGCGGTGTGGCAGCGGTGGCATGAAAGCAACGGCAGCCGCCCCGGTTTGACCGGGTGCTACCGTGATTTTCGCCGGGATGTGAAAAGCACCTTTGGCATGGATGATGCGGTGGTGGTTCAGGTTCCCGGCTTGTGGCTGGCTATCGAGGCGGACGGCTACACGCATAGTTGATCCTTATTGTGACAATGTCCTATAGGGGCCCGGTTTATCGCCGGGCCTTTTTATTGCCCGGAATATGCCCCGGTTACGGCATGGCCGGGAGTGATGGCTGAGAGCCGTTGAGAGCCTCGCTGAGTGCCGGGAAGGATTG